CCTGTATTTTTCTTTTTATAATCTTCCAGATAATCTTCATGGTCTTTTATGTCTTTTTTATTTTTTTTAATTTGAGAAGTTTTATTTTCTTTAAGCTTTTCAATTAAATGTTTAGTTGAGCTCTCTTCACCTCTAGCCAATCCAAGTGAAATATCAACCGTTCCTGTATTATCTTTGTTAATAACAACTTTACTTTTGAGAAGTTGATTCATTACAGAAAAAATTTCAATGTCAAGAAGATCCTCAATGATAGCTCTACGATCAGAAGTTTTGAGTTGCATAAAAGGAATGAAAGAAGAACTACCCAAAAGAACAATCTGAGTGAAAGACTTATAATTTAATTTTAGAACCGTTTTCTCAAGGAATTCTTGATAATCTCTAATAGCTGCGTCTTGATTTAAAAGAGAACCATCCAAATATATTTGAAAAAAGTTCTTCTTTATACCTCTTTTTACTATATATTTTTTACTACCAATACTAAATTCAATTTCTACAACAGTTCCACCTTGATTTATGGAATTGATAAGTTGTGCCTTATTGACTGACCTAAATGGTCTACCAAATAATCCAAAAGTTAAAGCATCTAGTATAGTAGACTTACCCGCACCATTGTCGCCAATTATCAGAGTATTTGAATTTTTATTAAGTGGTACTTCAGTAAAAACGTTGCCAGTACTTAAAAAGTTCTTCCAACGAATAATTTCAAATTGTATCACTTATCCTCATTAAGAAGCTGTGGTTTATTATTATGTTCAAATCTATGTTCTGAATTTTTTAAACCATCTTTCAATATGAGCCCTACCATTTTATTGAAAGTAATATCTCTTTCATGTGCCTGAAGAGCAACTCTTTTAAAATCATCATCTGTAATTTCTATATCAACTGCTGTGTGAGGTGTATCATCTTTACCAATTTCAACTGATCTGACTCCTCTACTTCTTCGTTCTCTTTCCTTCAGCCTCTCTATCTCATCTATATCATAATTGCTCATAGCTTCTCTATCCCTTCTTTCTTTGCGTTTTGCATAAGTTTCCGTTGGTTGATCTTTTATCTGAAATTCTCTTTCTTTTCTTACTAGTATTTCCGCGTAAGTTTCCATTTTATGTCCTTTGATTGATTATCGAATTAAAAGATATTACAACTCTATCTTTTTTTCCAATATATGGAGTTGCTGAATGTAAAAGATATGCAGGAAAAATTACTAAAACACCATTCTCTGGAGAAATGTCAGCAGCATCGTGTCTCAGGTATTGCATACTTGGATCAAGTGTAAAATATTGAATTGGAGAATAAAATCTATTTGTACCATTCATTCTTGAAATACCATCCTCATCTACAACTTCTCCGCATTCACCGGCATCTACATAATATATACCACCCCATGAAGTATTCAAATGTTTATGTGCGTCGTGATACCCATTGTTGTTTGTTACATGAGCCCACGATTCTCTTAGATCTGGAACTAGCTGGCTCATAAAATCGTCATCATATTCATTCACATCTTTAACGACATTCATCAAAGATTCTTCACAAAATACTTTTAATTCTTGGACTGCTCGTAACTCAGAATTAAAGAAATCAAATTTAGATTCAAATAAATTCTTTTTAGCCACATCAGCTATTCCACTTGTTTTACCTTGATTTTTGAGATCATACACATGAGATATCAGTTCATCTTTTTTAGATGAATGTTTGTCATCTTTAAAACAATAGATATGAGATGCCCATACGGATTGTTTATTTGGAAAGTCTGTCATATTGTCTCTAAAGTTAATGATTCATTATACAACGAAATTAGCAAATTGTCAAGTTCTTTTTTATTATCTATATTTAAAGAATTGACATATTTGGAAAGTATGGTAGGTGTATCTTCTGCTTCATCTATCATATCATCTTCAATGTTTAAATCTTGATCAAAGTTCTCTGCAACCGAGATATCAGCCACATCAGCAGCATAAAGTTTATCCATCAGAGTATCAAACCAAAATGGATTCTTTTTATTCACTATTATTATTTTTACATAACAACCTGTATATACCGAATAGTCATCATTTTGAATAGATTCCAGATTCATCTTTTCATCATCATAATAAATCTTATGAAACATCTCAAAAAGATTCGGAATAACCTCTACTTCTCTGGTTTCTGTATCAAATATGTGAAATCCCTTTGCATCTTTATAGTCAGACCAAGTTATTTGATATTGATTTCCAAGATAGTAGATATTACCATTATCGGACTTATGATGAAAGTGACCACTAAAGGCCATGTCAAACTTGTTGAACATACTTGCATCAACACCGCTTTGACTATACTGACCTGCGTGCATTTCAAACCCCTTAACTTCAAGATGACCAAATAATACTTGAGCAGTTGTCTCTTCCATAGCTTTGATGGACTGCTCTCTATTTTCATCACATATCCAAGGTTGCAGGAAGAACTTTGTTCCATCCAATTCAATCTCTGCAGATTCTTCGTAGATTTTAAAATTTTCTCTGTCACTTAGGCGAAGACCCGAAAGTGAATTGACTTGATTAGTATTACGAAAGTATGTATCGTGATTGCCAACTATTAGGTGAAGGTTTATGTTGTTATCGCAACAAACATCAAAGAACATTTCTCTCATTTGAAATACAGTCTTCCAGTTGATAAACTTACGCCTATCAACAACATCACCCATATGAATAATCGTGTCTATACCTCGTTCTTGTAGAGTAGGAAAAAACACCTCTTCATAAAACTTTCTGAAATAATTCATGAAAGCTTGACTGTCATTGCGCGCCCCGAAATGGGTATCCGAAATTACTGCTACTTTCATATTACCTCAGTTATACTATGTGTCATATCTGTTGCTCTGTATGGGAGTTCTATTTTCCTCCAGTTTAGACTGTTCTTCTTGTTGGTGTCTATGTTCTAATAGAGACTTACACCTATCATTCAATTCATCCAAATCTGGATTAGTCAAATAAGGTAGAAATGTATTGATGACCGCTACGATATTTTGGTGTGAATACGATATTTCTTTCTTATTGATGTATATTTGAACATTGATATCTTCATCGTTCTTCTTCATGTTACCATAAAATATTCAAGGTTGGTGGTTTTAACTGGTTTTTTAGCTACACTCTTCGCAGCCTTTGCATCCTCAAAGTTTTTGATGAAGTTATACATATTTGCTTTTTGGTCAGTATTCATTGTCTCTTGATTATATCCTTTATCACTGTCATTTGCAGATACTTCTACATTTTCCAATAAAGATGGAGCACTTTGCATAGTTTTATATTTTATATACAGTTGTTTTTTCTCTTTCTGTATCCTTCTAATAAAGGCATAATAGATAATTTGAGTAAAATATGCAAATGGATTGGATGATTTTTCTGGATTAAAGTTCTTTATGTACTGAATACAATTTTCAATACCATCTGAAATCATATCATCCTTAAAAGCATAATTTATAAAATTAGGTCTAAAAGAAAGTCGTTGTGCTATCTTCATGAAACACTCACCAAGATATTCTGAAATCATTGGTGGAAGTTCATCTTTGGCTTTAGCTTCATCAAATCCAGCCTTGTATATTATCATTTCTTTCAAAAACTTTTCATTATCTACATAATGTATTGGTTTTACTTTTGCTCTTTTTGCCAATGTGCCCTCCTTAAAAGTTGTTATTTCATATATTATAACACAATAACCTGTTTTTGTCAACCACTTGACGGGCTCTTGACAAAGCTCTTGACAAGTGATATAATACTGGTGTAGGGGTTAAATGAATCATTTCTTATTAAGTCTTTAGCTGTACGAAATATTCCGCCATATCAAACTTCTCTTCTTTATATATTTTCTTTCGTTCTTCAAAATGGTCTAGTGTGTAGTTGAAACTACTGCCATACGACAGATCATCAGCAATATCATACAACGTCGCTATATCTTTATTTTCGGATTTTCGGAGTGCACGTCCTATTGATTGTAAGTTTCTTATACGAGACTTAGAAGGACTAGCGAAGACAATGTTATGCAAGTTCCTAATGTTGATGCCAACACTAAATACGCCATAACTAGCAACGATAATGGAATCTCGTTCCGATTCAACGATATGTCTAATCTGTTCTCTTGTATCTGCATCTGTTCCTCCATGAACGAAAAAAACGGTTCTATCCTTTGATTCTTCCTTTATCATATCGTAAAGCAACTTTCCATGCTTTTCAACGAAACGAAATAAAAGAAGTGTGTTAGTTTTTAGGTCTAGAACTAAGTTTTTAATAAAAGTATTTCTTGCTTCAGAATTTACCAAATAGTCTAATTCTTCTTGATAACTTATATTCCTAAGATCATGACAGATAGAATCTGGATGTCTTATTAAAATTGATTTGATAGTAAAAGGTGATAGATACTTACTGTCTATAAGCTTCTTTGTTGAGGTGACCTTATAGACCTTACCAAATAGACCTTCTAGCACCAATTTATGTGTTAGTGTTCCGTCTAATGTTCCAGTTGTTCCTATACGATATTTTGCATTAATACATTTGGTCATTATAGATGTGAGAGATTTTGACTTAAATCCGTGAGCTTCATCTCCAATCACAAGTTCATATTGTTCAAAGTATTTTTGTTGCATCTTATAAATTGACTGCCATGTTGATATTATGATGGGCAATTCAGAACCTTTATCTCTTCCAGCAAAAACCGTATGACAGTTGTTTGCTACATCAAATCCATATTCTCTAAAATCATTGTACATTTGAGAAACAAGAGATGTAGTAGGAACTAAGATAAGAGTCTTCAAATTCAAATACCTTAATAGTATATAGATAATCAAAGATTTACCAGAAGCTGTTGGTGAAAGTAAAAGTGTTTTGTGGTGAGTCAGTGCATGGTTGGCAGCAATCATCTGATAATCTCTAGGGATTACTGGTAGCTTTAATGAATCTATAAAATCTTTCTTAATCTTTATTTTTTCATTATTAAAATCTGAATCAAACTTAACTTTATAGTCTCTGGTATAGAGAAATTTACAAAGATGTTCAAACAATCCTCCATAAAGAAGACGATTACGAACATTAAACAGTCTTATCTTGCCGTCCCACATTCTATTACGATATGATGGCATAAATGTGTAGCCAGGAACCATGAAAGTAAAATGGTCACAAATCTCTTGAGCAGTTGAAGCTTCAGAATCTATCTGAATATAGACTTCATTTTTTTTAGATATGTTAATTATTTCCATTTGTAAATTTCAACCAATCCAAAGCATTCTTTATTTGAAACCCCCGATTGTTTATCATTCTAATAACAGAGTCTAGATAGCTCACCTTTTCTTGTAAGACTACTAGTTGTTGTTTCAATTTGATTACATCATCATCTGATTCAATATAGTTAGCTATTTCGTTCTTGAGAAGTCTTCCCAAATATTGCTCCCAGCCTCGCCGTTCAAGTTCTTCTTGAGACATTTTACCAGAATAATACTCAGTCTTAGCCCGAACTATTTTAGATAGTTCAAACTCAAATCCCTTTAGTCTGATTCGTTCATCAGTAAAAATTTTAAGATATTTGTCGTGAATTCGCGGGATACTAATGGATTCAGTGCCTAGTTCTGTATAATTAATTTCACTATCTTTATGCCAAAGTTCTTGAATATCTTCAAGTTTCAAATCACCTCCTTAAATAATAATAAATTGGTTTTCCATACTAGTTGTTGAGTAGGTTTTCAACCGTATAAACATCATAACGAAAAGAAACATCTGCAGTAACATAATCTATATCTGTTCCACCACTATCAAATGCAACTGAAGAAAGACTTAATGGGAAACAATCTCTAAATACAAAATTTATCTGTGGATTCATATTACTGGTCAATACAGTTAAAGTTGCGTCAGTAGTCAACTCTGAGGTTTCTGATAATTTTTTATATTTTGCTTGACCCTCTTCAGTTGGAAATCCAAGTCCAATAATCCAATCATAAATTGATAGCCAATTTTTCATATTTTCATCTACTATGAATTTTATTGACAACTCTTCAAAAGCAACTTCATCACCAGCAATGTCTATGGCTTTTAATGGTGTAGGAACACTAATAGAACTTATAGAAATCCCAGGCAAAGTAGCAGACTGACAGAAATAGTTTACTGCTGGAAAATTGTTAAGTTGAAATTTAAACCCAATGGGGCTCAAAAAATTAGTATTGATTGGTTGACCTTGTAATGCAGACATATTTGGAGTATCCTTTCTGTAGTATTTAGTAAGGACAAAAAAAAGGGTGACTACAATTAAGTAATCACCCTTCACGGTCTTTAGGGGTAGCGGCTCCTAAAGTATTAACTTACATCAGATTGTCAACTCTGACCATTCTGTAGTAATAGTTACCGTTGGCATCAATTGTTCCGTCGCCGTCAGAGTGTCCAAATGGATTGGATACGATTCCGTAACGTGTTTTGAAACCAATTTTTGGTTGAAAGGAACTTTCACCAACCGCACGAACCATTTGCAATGGAACGTAAGGACAGTAGAA